GTTTCATTCTTCATCCAGTCCAACGCTAACTCTCCTGTGAGAGTAAGTTGGCCGAATACCGGCTTCGTTTTCTTTGTCATATCGTTTTTCACATCCTGACTAAGGCCCAGTAGACCGCTCTGAGGTTCCGACACCCCGTCATTGCAGCCTACCGTTTGACCTTTCTAGTCAAATTAGGGGAAGGGTACCGTTAGTATAAGATTTTAACGAACATGTTCGTAGTCTATATTAACCACCACCTACTCGGACTGGGTATGGCTAAGGGACTAAAACCATCTTCGAGCACTGTCGCAATCGGATTTTCCGTAACTGAAACAGCACCTAACACATTCACACAATCACAAACAGACCTCAATTTATCACCGCTTGATAGAGAGGTTTTCGTGGTGCTAGCAATCAACATGGATGGCTCATCTCCTGATGCTCAAGCAGGTATCAATTCCGCGGTTGCTGGAATGGTCACTACCACTTCACAGTCTGCCATGCAGGACTTGGCAAACTCGAATCTACTCGCTCGTCGCTCGGAAAGAATCAGAGCACAAGGATTCGTCGATGGCGGTGTTTCTTTTTCTGAAGCAGCTCTCGAAACTCCACCGGCAACTTTGGAGTATATTGGTATCATTGCAACTAACGATTTCTTCGTTGGAATCGAAGGTACCAATTGTATCAGTCCGAAGACCGTTACTGGCAAATTGTATGGATATCGTGCAGTTGCTTCCGCTGACATCTATGCAGCACTCGTCCAGTCTGAAGTACTAAGTGCGTGATACCATGGTTGGCGGGTATGACCCGGCAGCGTTCGATATCGTTCGAGAAGAGTACCAAGAACGAGACGATAGACGAGACCCAAGAGAAGACCGTGATTTCAGAGACATTACGGATTTCCTCCCGGAGCGTGAAAGAGAGCGTCCCGACCCTAGAGACGAGCGACAGGAAGAGGTTGTTCGTGCTGCTCTTGAGATTATCACTAACGACGATTCTGTTATGCTTGACCAAGAACTCGTCGGTATGATTAACGACCCCAAGGTACGCATGACTAGAAATGGCGAAATGACCCGTAGAACTGGGCGAGACGTCGTTCGTCGCTCTAGGCAGTTTTCACCACAAAATCTGATTCCGAACTACACTTCTAGCAAACCAAAACGTAAGGCCAAAAATACGGCCTACAGACGAGCCTACAAGCGGGCATTCAAGGCTCTCAAGCCTAGTCAGTTGACCAAAGCGGGCACTTGGAAAAAGGGTGGCTTCAGGAGAGTTGTACAGGCCTCTCACAAGGCTGCTAGGAAGGCGACCAAAAAATGAACCCGTATTCTCCTACCGGCGACCTAGATGTCTCAAGGAGCCTAGACTATGAGAGAATGCTCATAGACGACGATTAAAGCAATTCTAGGGGTCATTGGTAGGTAATTGTCATATCCACCTACCAATGGCTCCAAACGGCTCCTATGGACGAAAGAATCGCCGGTAGTTGAAAGACTACGGATTTCAAAATAAAAAAAGGGGGATTCGCCCATTTCTAGGCGAACCCCCCAATTTCCAATGCAGTTTCTAGTCTCAGAGTTCCTCCATTTGATACGGAGCGAATTGCCCCTTGCTAGCATCTCGCCAAAACTTCAGCGTTGGCGCATCTTCTTCGATGGACAAGACTCCAATTTGGACTCCATGTCGCTTCTCAACAGACGTTGTCGCACCTGCTGCTTCCTTTTCCACACACCAAATCTCGAGAAGTCTCAAAATCGACCGCTGAGTAACCAAAACAGGGTTACTGAACTGGTTTGGGTGATGCAATAATGCAATTTCACCCGTCTTTTCAGCGGCCCAATCAGGTACATTGTAGTTCTGAAATGCGCCGATAGGCCCCATTTCGACCTTGGCGACTGCCATTTCTGTTTCATTCTTCATCCAGTCCAACGCTAACTCTCCTGTGAGAGTAAGTTGGCCGAATACCGGCTTCGTTTTCTTTGTCATATCGTTTTTCACATCCTGACTAAGGCCCAGTAGACCGCTCTGA